GCTATATCCTCTTGCGCCTCTTGCGCTCTTCACTGGGCCTTGGTCTGTTGCAACCGCGGTTGTAATGATTGTTGTGGTATCACCTTCTTTGGTATTAACTACATCCACATTGGTTGATCCTTGTCCGCCACCACGGAGTCCGCCTTTGCCTTTCAAACCCCCATACGCTGTAAACTCTCCACTTGCTAATCCAAGTTCTGCATCATAGGCATTCATCCTCTCGGTTTCACCACTGGCATTTATAACTTTCTTTGTTGTCAGCTTTAATGCTTCGATTCTGGCTGCTTCAGATGCCGCTTTATCTGCTCGTTCTTCAGCACCAGGATCACTATATTTTAGGAACGCAGCCTCGAGTGCATCTGGGTCACCTTTGTATCTTTCCGCATTAGTCATCATCTTACCACGACCCTTTCCGGTATTTTCGTTTTTCCACTCTTCAAATGACTTTGTGCCTGCAGTCGCCATGGAATATCCACTAAACAATCTTACAAAACCATCAAAGGCATTTTTGACAAAGTCAAATAATTTATCTAGTTGATCATCGATTATTTTAGATAAGCCTCCTCTATCAGCAATCATTTTACTTACAGAAAATACTCCAACACCTATAAGTGCTCCAATAACTGCTCCAAGCATAGCACCTGCGACTGTACCAAGTGGTCCCAAAGCTGATCCGATAAACCCACCAATAACAGCACCTGCAGTAGCACCAACAGCTACATTAGCCATAAGTTGATACATTTCATCGTCAGTGAGTTTAAACTTATCTTGTACAAAGTGTGCTGCAATTGAACCGATTGCAGAGCCAATAATCGCTCCAGCTACTGCACCTAACGGTCCAGCAACCAAGAAACCCGCAACCGCTCCAGCCATACCTCCACCAACCAATCCCATAGATCCTGGTGACATTTTACCAGCCATCAGATCATCGACGGCCTTATCCCAAATATCAGTTACGCCGAAGTAATTGGTTATTGTTCGAACAGCCATTGTAGCCAATACACCTACAAGGCCAGCTAATAATCCACCTTTCACTAAACCTAATCCAAGTGCAGCCAATCCACCAACAGTAAACAAACCAGCAAGCCCTGCAAAGGCTGCAGTCAGCAAACCCATAATGCCTGATAGCATAGCACCTCTCATCAGTAAAGATCCACCCTTACTTGATTTAGCAGCAGAGCCAGCAGATTCTGTGTTAAAAGTGCGATCAGGTTTATTTGCCTCACGTTTATCTTCAGCATCCTGTAACTTATCACCCTTAGAAGCCTTTACTAAGGTAGCAAGATGGGTTTCTTGTTTATTACCTGAGTCAGCAAGAATCTCTAAACGAAGATTAGTCTCCTGCAGCTTTAAACTTAAATCATTTAGGGTCTTTTCGTTTGCCATGTCTTTACCTATTACGTTTTTCGTGTTCTGAGTTTTCCTTCTCGATGTATTGTCGAAGAAGAATTAAATATATCTCTCTTTCCCATGGCATCATATTATCAAGATCATCCAGCGTATAATTATGGTGTTGCATCAATGCGAAGTTTGTCTTGAAATGATTTTCTAAGTTATCATGTAAAAGAGTTATGTAAAAAAATTAGCTAACCCCGACAGTTTAATGTTATTATGTTCATTGCACTTGTTGCATTCAAATACCATATCGTAGCTAACCGAAGGTAATGCTTCAATGTAATCTTTAATCTTATTAAAGTATTCGTAAGATAAGCTCTCAACAAAGGCTACAACCTCTTCCCTTGGTTCTTTATTACATTCAAATATTTCATCGCCATCAAATATCTTATCTACACACGAGATGACGGTCTCATATAGTGCTTCTACTCTAGATTCTTTATGAGTACTCATTACAATATCATATGACGGTGGTCTAAGTAGCATACCCATATCTTCTGTTATCATTATGCGTGGATTATTAGCTGGATCAAGTTTAGCAGTGTTGACTTGATCTAGATCGATCTCTTGTTCATTAGGCTCTTCACATTTACTGCAGTTAGAAGATAGCTTAATTTTTGCACCGACAGCTTTTGATCGCATCTTAATAAAAATATGTTCTATATCATATACTGGTAACTTGCCAATATTTAATTTGCCAAAAGTACATGCATCAATTATATCCTGTATTGCTCTTCCTACAACTTTCTCATCACCTGCTTCTAATGCTATAAGCAACTGACGCTCTTCTCTTACTACGTAAGGTCTATACTTTACTATTGTACCATCAGCCAGTTCTGTCTCGTACGTTAATGATTTAAACGTTGGTATTGCCATAATAATCGCCTATTATAATTAATTAATATTGAATTTGCTTGCTAGGCTATCTAACACGCCAGTAAATTTAGTTCCAAGGTTACCAGGTAGAGCTATATTTAAAGCATCTGATACACCATCTAATAAACCATCTGATGCTTCCCAATCATCGTATGCTAATGTAACGCCCATAGTACTCATTGTATCAGAGCTATCTGAACTCAACTCAATAGGATCTACTGTTACTGGATATGCATTTTTAAACTTAACGGTGTATATAGGGAAGTTGTCTTTATTTAATTGTTGTACTATAATGTCTGAAACATAAGTATCTTTATAGTTAACACTATAGTCAGGATTAATGACCTTAGCTTGCCATGCATCAAATAACTTTTTAACAAACATATCTTGTGTTAATATAAATGTTAATGTTAAATCGTCTGTGATCCCTGCATAAGGCATCTTATGAGTCTTTGTATTTGTTGCGTAATCAGTGGTTGCCATCTGCCTACCTGGAAGCACTGCGGTTCTGCATAAGAAAGTTAGATCGCGAGGATCGTTATAAAGTGAGTTAATACCAGCAGCAACACTACCACCAGCAATTCCTGCTTGGATCACATTTTTTAATGCATTGTCGGTATTAAAGATAGGAATTGGTATGTATATTGCAAAGCGGTTAGGCTGAGCTACACCTTGTCGTCTACCAATGGTGCTTTTTAAATTATCTATACTCATATCATTTTCCTACTCTCTTTCCATACAGAAGCTCGAGTCTTACCACGGAATTGCTCTGTTGGTAGAAATACCGCAACTTCCCATTCTGTGGGTTGGACCATTACCATATTAGAATCAACTTGACTGGTTAGGTATCTTTTAATACATGGCTTATAATATCGTAATCCAGATACAGATTTCAATATATTATATCTAATATTCATTCTAGTAGACTCATCGTACTTATCATTATTAACCGTATCTAATAATGCATCAAGGAACTTAGCTCTTAATACAGGAGGTAGGTAATGTAGATTGATTCCATAGAATCCACCAGGAGCTTTGTCTAATGCAATGATGAGAGGAAAGGCATCCCAGTATGGTAATGTCTTACGATGCTTGGCATCATAGAAGAACATAAACATATTACCACGAATGGTTCTTGTCTTCTTAATAAGCTCTTCATCTTTCAATAGTGTCTGGCGATTAACCTTACCGCGAAGACCCTTTGCCTTTTCCTGGAACCATTCTCTCGAAGTTTTAGTACGGGCTGGAATGCCTTTCTTAAATGCTTCTAATTCTAGCTTAGAAAGAAGTGATGCCATTACACAGTAGCCTTAGAAATCTCTGAGTTAAGGCGCTTCTGTACAGACTTTAATTGCTTGATAGCAGCATCTAACTCTTTAACTAATGATGGATCAATACCTTCTGTACGATCTACTAGTTCATGCTTTAAGCGCTCAATACCACTCACACTATTCTTCATAGTAAGGCGTAATGTCTTTGCGCGTGTCTTATCCATTGTAGCTAGATTCTTAGCTTCTGTTACTATGTCTGAGAATATTTTCATGGTGATTTGTTCCCTATTGTTATAAGTCTATTTATAATGAATATAACCGTTGACTTTATATTGTTTATGCTGTATAATAATACTATGGTATGCCGAAAAGCCCAATGGGTTATTTACAGATCCTAATACCCATCGCTTTCAATGTATCTTCTGTCCATATCTCGAACTTCCATCCTCTATTAAGACAATACTCTCTAGTAGCATTCCACTTAGATTGATTCTTAACATAGGTCATCGATTCAGAGATATACTTACGTGTTCTTCTACCTTTATAATCAGGTTTCATAGTCTGCTTCTTTGGTTTAATCTCTACCAATGTTACAGAACCATCCTGCCATACTATCTTTAGATCCATGAAGTATCTATGTACCTTCTTATCTGTTCCACATATATAAGGTATGACGGTTTCTTCTGAATGCCATTTTTTTACGGCGGCTTGAGATTCACACCATTTAAAGCATTGCCTCTCCCAAAGAGATCTATACACAACCTTTGTGGGATTGCCATCATATTTGGACGGTTCTTTAATTTTATATCTACCAGAATAGGCCATAGTATTTATTATAAATAGAGGTAAGAATAACTATTTATAGGCTTTATTAGTATGCCAAGTATGACAGAAAGAAGAACTAAAAATCAAAGAGTGCCTACTAGTTTAAGATTCCCTCTCGACACTGAAAATGCTAGCACATTCATTAAGTTTACTAGTGTAAAGCATTCAAAGATAGTAAGTGGTGTGAGTGCTGCAGGCCACCGAGAGATGCAAAAGGTTAAGATGGCACATCAAACCGCAACTAACGGGCCTGCTGGTCAAACCGAAGGGGATTTTAAAGAAGCTGCGTTAGATGCGGGGTCTGACGTTATAGGCGCAGTGGGAAGTAAACTGACTGAATGGGCAGGGGCTGCCCTAACCGCAGTTGCAGGTAAAACAGCAACTGCAGCATATCACGCAGCCGCTAATAATATCGATACTCCAGACAGATTAGTAGAAACATTAGGTAATACTGTTGAAATCTTTATGCCTCAAAGTATTCAGATCAATGATTCTGCAACATACGATAACACTGCATTAGGTACAGCAGGTAGAAGGATTGGAGCTATAGCTAGTAATGGACAATTACCTGGTGTTAACGAAGCTTTGGCTGCGGCAGGTTCTGCTGTAGGAAACTTTGCCCAGCTTGTTAAGGGTGCCGATCCTTCTAAGATGAGTAAATCTCAGCTAGCCTCTGTAGTTAATAAGATTCCTGGAGGTTCGGAATATAGAGCGGCTGCATCTTCTGGTTTTGGTGTCACACTCGACCCTGTGAACATTACTACATTTACTGGCGTACCTATTAGGCAGTTCTCATTCACATATAAGTTCATACCAAATAATGAACAAGAAGCTGCTCAAATTGGTAAGATTATTAAATCATTTAGAACTGAATTATATCCAGAGAAAAGTGGATGGGCATTAGTATACCCCAACGCATTTACAATTGAGCAAGTTCATATTCCATCTAATGGATCACAAAGAGCTATTGTACTCAATAAATTTTTAAAGTCTTTTCTAGTCTCTGTATCAACTACATATAACCCAACAAGTATGGCAATGATGGCAGATGGATCATGGAGTGAAGTAGATTTAACTCTAACATTCCAAGAAGAAAGATCCATGCATAAAAATGACGTAATGAATGAGGGAAGGTAAATGAGTTATCTATCAAGATTACCAAAAGTTGTATATGAGTTTGATGATAGGTCTGTATTGTTTAATAATATTGCAGCATTCACTGATATTGTCGATGGGGATAAAGATAATTTAACCTCGTATAATTTTTATGATATTGTCGATGGCATGAGACCAGATCAAGTATCTCTTGAATTGTATGACACACCATATCATCATTATACATTCTTTTTAATTAATGATAATTTAAGAACACAAGGTTGGCCATTAAGTTATTTAGACCTATCTGCATACATCCTAAAAAAATATCCAAATAAATCTATGTTGGTTACTGCAGATATATCTAATTCGTTTATTATCGGAACCGCTGTTGTAGGCCAGACCTCAGGCGCATTAGGAACTATTATATCAAAAGATACTAATATTGGTAAGCTAACCGTTCGAGTAATCGCTGGTGTATTCCAAGACGCAGAAGATATTGTTGATTCCGCAGCAGATCCAGCTGTACCTATTACAATAAGCAGTATTATGTCAGACCATCTTGCTCCTCATCATTATGAAAATA